AATTCTACGTCTCTGTAGAAACCAGCCACTTGTTGTTTTCGTAATTCGTTTTCAGATATTTGTACGCGATGAATGATGGACTCCGCATCGTCTAATGAGGTAGCTGAGTACGGAACAATCAAGTCATCCGCGGGTACAAATTTAGAGCAAGCCATTGAAGTTGCTTCGTCGTAATAAACTTTTTTAAAAGCTGAGCCTGCTAACGGTAAATGAAATAATAACGAATCAAAGTCTGGTTCGTAATCTTTCATTTTATCCATGATCTGATAATTCATGAAATCTTTTACTCTTTGTGATTGTTGTTCTTTTTCTGGAGTAGGGTTTCCTAAAATTTGTGTTCTAACTGGTCCTTCTGCAGGTAATAATTCTTTATAAGCTAAAGATTGAAATTGTGTTACAGCTTCTGCTAGTACTGGGTGGGTTGCACCTGATGCACCTTGAAACGGTTCTGTTCTGTTATCATATTTAAAACCTAATAAATCTAAACCTTCTCTGTAACCCTTTTCCCAATCTTTCCTAGAGTTTTTATAATCTTGATAATTTTGATAAAGTGTTGTTCCTAATCTTCCAAGAATATCATCTGGTAAATGCTCTGCTAAATTAGCGTAATGTTCTTGGCCACCTTCTACAGATCCTATGGAAGGATCATAATTAATATCTACTGAGCCATCTTCGTTTTCTGTAAGTTCTACAGGACCACCTTGTTCATCAACTTGTTTTTGCTCGTCTTGTTGAGCAACTTCAATTTCTTCAGGCGATGGAACTTTTATCTCTTGCTCTACGTTTGGTAGAGACTTGTCTATGTCTGCCATTTATTTTCTCCAGTTTCACAGGTTTAACAGTATTGTAATCAATAAGCAAGCCCTCCGGCTGCGGTCCTCTTTTTGGAGGTATTGTAGTTGTTAGTTTAGTCTTCATAATAATAATCTGTTGGATCTATTTCAGGGCCTTGATCAAAATCAGCTCGTTCTTGTCCACTGTATTGAGATCTTGCATCTGCTTCGTCTACTGCTTTTTGTCCTTTTGTATATTTAGTTTCACCCGTGCCTTTAGCAAAGCCTTCTAACTTTGTAGAATTTCCACCCACGATATCATCAATGTCTTTTACCGTGTCGTAGTCTACATCAACATCATCTAATTCTGGTCCCGTCTGTCTAAATCTAGTATCAGAAGCTTGAAACTCTCCAGGAATTTTTACAGCTTTACCTGTTGTTTCGTCTATTAACTCATAGCCTGGTGGTCTATAAATTATTTCGTAAGGTTCGCCATAAGCGTTTTTACCTTCAACTATAATTTGACCATCATCATTTCTAAGCATTTTTACTCCAGGTAATTCAGGTGTAGTGTATTCCATGAGATCAGCGTCTATTTTTTTACCTCCTGTTGAGAACATCATTTTGTTTACAAAATCGGGGAACCAGTCTGGCATTTTAGTAGTAGTGCCTGCTAACTTAACTACAGGTTTAGCAACTTCTGATTTACCCATAAATTTACTAAAAATAGGTAGAGACGCAATGCCTGCCATAATTTTCATAAAAGTTCTTCTTTTAGGATCCATGGGTCCATCAGCAAAACCTATTCGTCCGCCGTTAGCTGCCATGATACCGCCTTCCATATTAAATCTTTCGTCTAACTCATCTGATGTAAGTTGTTCTTGTGGTAAAAATCTATAGTTGTCTGCGTAGCTATCTGTTGCTCCTTGCGCACCTGTGGACGCTGCCATAATTTGTTGTATTTGATTTTCAATAAAATTTGGATCTTTTGCCATACGATCTCCAAAAATTAATCCTTGAACACCCTCTAAATTTTCTTTTCTTTTCATAGCTTCTTTTGTTGCAAGTTCTCTTGCAAGTAAAAAAACGTCAGGGTTATAAACTTTTGGTGCTCTAGTTTGTATGTCTTCAAATCTTTTAGCTAAACTACTCTCCATATTAACTAAATCACTTGCAGTGAAACCTAATTCATCTAATGAAATTTGATCTAAATCTTTATAAGATTTAAAAGCGTTTAAGTCTTTATTAAATCTTTCATAATCTTTTTGATAATCAATTAAATTTTGTATAGCAACTCTTTGTTCTTCTGTGTCAGCTAGTTTAATAAGATCTTCATTAAGACTTCCTAGATTAACACCAGGTATGGCGTCTAATGCCATTCCTACAAATGTATCTCTAGCTGTTTGACCAAAATCTTTTCCTTCTGACATTCCAGTAATAATTGGATCAGCCTCTAATAAAGCACCTAGTGCAAGACCTGTTCCTCCTTTACCCGCAGAGATGGCAAGATCGGCTGCAGTGCCTACGCCTCTAGCAACTTGACCTGCAAACCTACCAGTTGGTTTTACAAATTCCTCAAAGCCAGCTTTCATTAGAAGTGAAGGATCAACACCTGCTCCTTGTCTTTTTATAAGTTCTTGAAAAGCAGTTAATTTTTTCTGGCCTTGATTATCAAAAGATTTAAGTAGTTTATTTAAACTACCGTACTGTTCTTTTATGGCCGCTTTACCTTCTTTTGTTTTATCTATGGCTTCAAAATAAGATTTAAATCTATCTGCTTGAGTTAATTGTTGAGGTTTTAAATTTTTGATAACTAAATTATTTTTATTTCCAAGACTATATTCTAATTCACCTGGCATATATTTTTCTGTCATCTCATTTAAATAATTTACTATTTTATTTTTTCTATCTAATGTTGTTTTTTTATTTACAAATTCTTTAGTAAGATCTCTTCTTTGTCTACCGAAACGTAAACCTCCTAATTCTATATTTTGTTGAAAAGTTTTTCCTACAACATTATCAATAACTTGTTTTGCTATGACTTTATTGTTTAAAAGTTCTGCTTCTTTTAATCCAATAATGTGATCTCCAGAATATCTCAAAGCTAGTGGTAATTTATCTATGTTAAATATTTTTCTTATGTCCCTTGTGTCTTTTCTAAGATTATAATTTATATATCCCGGTTCTACTCCAGCTAACTTTTCAAGTTTCGAGATTGTTTGTTTTCTAAAATTATCAATCTTATAAATTTTATTCATATAAGAATCAGTGATTTTAGGAAAATATTTTCTTAAAATTTCGCCGCGTTTCTTCTTATCTAAAACAAGATCATCAACCTCTCCCATAAAATTAACAGCGTCATTATTTTTTAACCAGGTGTTACTTGCATCTAATAATAAAGCTTGTTTTCCTGCTCCTCTTTTATCTTTTGTAGCCCAAGTCATAAAAGATTTAATATCTTTTCTTAATTTAGGATCATCCTTTAAAATAAAATTATGAAAACTTTTTTTGTAAAATGGCTCAGTTGTATCCATCGTACGACCTAAAGCTAATGACCTTTCAAGACCTGATCTTGCAGGATCCGTTCCTGTCATGCCTTCAAGTTTGATATCTTTAAATATAGGAAATCCTTTAGGACTTGTTAAAGTTCTTCCTTTAAAACCCTCTGTCTTATATTTATTTTTTGTACTTTCCTTTGCCCAATCTTCTTTAAGTTTAGACATAGCTTCATCATATTGACCTAACTTAAATTTTTTATTGTTTTTATTAAACCAATCTTTAATCCAGTTGTTTACATTTTTTTGAACTTTTTCTCTTTCGGCTACCGCTTTAGATTTATCGGCTGATTTTTCTCTTGCTATTTTTTCTCTACTTTTAATAAATTTTTCTCTAGCTGCATCGGTAGGAAATACCATAGTTTTATATTTTCCTGTTCTATTTCCCGCTTTATCATACACGGGAGCGGAATAAGCATATCCAGTTTTTCCGTACTTACCTTCAAGTTTATATTTATTTTTTGATTTTATACCTGCAGCTTTTAATTCAGGTAAAGTCATTTCTGGGTCAAATCGAGGGTCTTCACTTCCAATAGAAAATTCTTCTCTCTCAATAAAATCTACAGACTCATCCTCTAAGAAAGGACCAATTTCTTCCATAGTTTTTCTTAACCTGTCTTTTCTTTTTTGTTCTTGTAGATCTAAGAGCTCTTCTGGCTTTGGCTGAGGTAAAGGCTCGGGTCTAGTTAGATAAGCCATCATTTGATTGTATTCGGCTATCTTCATTACATCCCCATCAAATAGTTTAGACCACCACCTGCATTTTTAGTTCTTGGTGTATTTTTAACTGTATTTAATATTTCGTCAGATGACATACCTTTATTCATCATTTTAAACGCTTCATCTAAAGTTGCTAATACTTCTGCTTTTCTTTGTGGGTTGTCATCAATCATTATCTTTTTAATTAAATCATCTGTTATACCAGGATATCTTATTTTAAGTTGCATTCTTTCAGTCATTTGCGGTGCAAGTTCTTCCGTTTGTAACATCATTAATTCATCTCTCTCATCTAGAGTTATTAATCTAGAGTCACCTGACAGTTCAGCTTCCTCCAACTTTCTTTCTAAAAATTCTTTTCTTCCTGGTTCACCTGGTTTAGGATCTAACTTACCCATTTTATATTGTTGAAACATTTCTGCTTCATAGTCTGCTATATCTTTTAAAATTTTATCTCTGTCGCCAATAGTTTGAGGCATATCATATGCTTCTATATTATCACCAATCTCTTCAACAAAATCCTCATACTCTTCATCAGTTAATAGTCTATTTCTTTCCTCGAAATCTTTAAACATTTTTTTCTGTAAAACATCTGGAGAAAGTTTCATATTTTCTGCTGTTGTAACTGTTCCTTTACCTAATTTTTTATTTATAAAATCTATAAGTCCTTTTGATTTACCTTTTTTAAAACCAATACGACCACCTTCAGCTAATCCATCAGGATCACCATCATAATCTTTTAATTTAGTTCCAAGATCTTTTGGTTTAAAATTATCTTCCATAGATAAAAATGTATCTGCTGCTTTAAATTCATTCTCAGCCGTATCTATAATACCATCTAGTTCACCTAAGATTTCATTGTCTCTTTCATAATACGTGTCAAATACTTTTAATGGATCCATGTTTTCATCAGCTCCACCTCTTAAGTCATCATAATTTTTTAAACTGTTTCTAACATCATCTGGTAAATCAATTCGTGAATCTTTTAATAATACTTGTCTAATAACAGCTCTTCGTTTTCCTTCTACGGCTGCGCTATATCCTCTTGCTCCAATATCAGCTATTTCATCCTCGTCTAATGAGGTTGACTTTGGTGGTACATAGTCCTTATCTAATACAGAGTCTACGCCTTGTTGTTTCGTTTTGTATTCAACAGATTCTTTAATCGCTTTGTCTGCTATGCTTCCTGGCTCAACACCTTCAGGTAAACCAAGTTCTGATTTTAATTTCATAATTCCTGTGTCATCAACTTTTTCTTTTGTTCTAATATCAACGACCTCTGCTTCTGGTTTTGTTTTTTTACCTAATGGTCCAAACATAGACTCAACCACGCTTTTTACTGTGCTTTCTTCTTTTGGTTTTTTAGCGTTAAGAAGTCTTCTTGCATTCATCTCATAGTTTTTTATTTCTGACATATTTTTATTAGATAAAGCATATGGACCATACTCTGCTAACTTCTTTTCTATAAAAGCTAAGACTTCAGGATCATTGAAAGCTTTGTCTGAATATAATTTGAAAGGACTGTTCTTATCTAGTTTAATGGGTTTAGATACATTTGTGCCTGTACCAATAATCTTATTGAGGTAATTTTTGCCGAATAACTGTTTTAATAATTCAAGTAATCCCATTAATAATAATTCCTTTTCCTTTGAGGTTGTACCTCATCTTTTTCATCGTCAGGGTGTAATACAAATCCACCT